GGAGGCGGACCCTGAGCGGGATCGGGCGCGGACAGAATTTGAACAGAGAATGAGGGGGTGAGCGCGTGCCTGACTTCGATGGTTCCATCGTTATCAATACTGAAATTGACGCCACTGGCATCCAGCGTGACATGAAGAAGGTCGAGCGGGCGGCCCGTGGCGCTGGGGATGCGACAGAAAGCATCGGCAGCGGTTTTCGGACGGCGGAACGGGATGCAGACCGCGCCGCCTCCGGCATCCAGGGAGGCACCCGAAAAGTCGAGCGGGCCGCGCGCAGCGCAGGCTCGGAGGTAGAGGACATCGGCAGCAGCTTCCGGGACGCAGAACGGGATGCCGGTCGTGCCGCCCGCGGCATTGAAGATGATCTGAAAGACCTCAAGGACTCCGTAGATGACGTAAGCAACGCAATCAGCCTCGGATTTGGGGCTGATATGCTGGTAGACCTGGCCGGCGGGATGATGGATTTGATGGAGTCCACGGACGAGCTGCGGGGTGACCTGTCCATGCTGGATCAGAACGCACGCGCGGCAGGTGTCGGCCTGGGCACCACCCGGGAGGCTATGCAGAAGCTGAATACCGTGAGCGGCGAAACGGACAGCAGCATTGAGGCAGTATCAAACCTCCTGGCCGCTGGTGTGCCGGAGAACCGGCTTCAAGAGGCGGTGGAGGGGCTGGCAAACGCGGCTATCACCTTCCCGGATACTGTGAAAATCGAATCCCTTGCGGACAGCTTACAGGAGACGTTGGCGACCGGAGAGGCGACCGGGCAGTTTGCAGAAGTGCTTGACCGTATTGGCTATGGCGCAGAGAACTTCACGAACAACCTTGCCATGTGTACCACGGAGGCTGAAAAGCAGGAACTCGCGCTGAATGTTTTGACGCAGGGGCCGCTAAAGGGCGTGTATGATGCGTGGGCCAAGGCCAACCCGGAGCTGGTAGAAGGCCGGGACGCGACACTGGAGCTACAGACTGCTACGGCCGAGCTGGGTACGGCTCTCGCCCCAGTCATAACAGACCTCACGGAACTGGCCACTAATGTGGTGAACTGGGTGGCGGGTATGGGGAACATAGATGATGTTTTTACGATGATTGTCGGTGGCATTGCTGCACTTGGTGCGATTAAGGCCATTGATATGATTACCGGCCTGGCCACATCTCTCATGACAATGGACAAGGCGATGCTCATGGCAAAGGCCAGCACCGGGCTTGCGTTCGTGGCCTTTGGCCTGCTGTTTTCCCTACTGATGCAGGCGGCGGGCGTGTGGGATTCCATGAGCGACGCGGAGAAAGTGGTCACTATCCTGGGTGCAGTTACTGCTGCGGCGTTTGCTGCGGCGCTGGCGGTGGGTGCGTTCCAGTCAGCGTTATCGTTGGGTGTGGCCGTAGTTGCGATCACCGCCGGAATTGCCGCCATGATGATGGCGATCAATTCTGCGGAGAAGCGGGTAAACCAAATGAACGCCGCCACCCAGCAGAGCTTGAGTCCAAGCACATACGGCGGAGTCTCCGGCCGCAGCGCCAGCATACCCGCGCTGGCTACCGGTGCAGTGATCCCGCCGAATGGGGAGTTCCTGGCGGTACTGGGCGACCAGAAGAAGGGCCGCAACCTGGAGGCCCCGGAAAACCTTATCCGGCAAATTGTGAGGGAAGAGAGCGGAGGCGGATTGAGCGGAACCCTGACCATACGTCCGGCGCCTGGACTAACCCGCTACCTGGCTTATGAACTGAAACGGGAGGATGCTCGGGCAGGCACGCCGCTGGTGGAGGGAACCAGACGATGAAATTCTCAATCGATGGACAGGAGTTCAATGTCATTGTCACGGAACTGGCCCGCAAGGGCAGAGTCAGTGAAAGCAAACTGTCGGGAGACGTGAAAAGCGGCGCCCACTTCCGGGACATCATCGGGACCTATTACGACTATGAGATGACCGTCGGGAGCAACGCATTGTCTGAGACGGAATATGATGCCCTTTTTGAAATCTTGACCGCGCCAGTGGAGTCCCACGAGGTTGTGCTTCCCTATGGAGCGGGTACATTGAGCTTCCGGGCGTACATCGAGGATACGAGCGACAGCATGACGGCAGATAATGGGAAAACCAGAAGATGGGGGAACCTGTCCGTCCAATTCTACGCACAGAAGCCCCAAAGGAGGCCGGCATGAGCGCCACGGTTAATAAACTGGTTTATGGAGACTTGACCTTTACGGATGACGAGATCCAGGACGGAGAAGTTTATGACGCTGTGGCTCTGTTGTCCGACGCCCTGGAAATCGGCACCATCAACGTGGGACTATATATCAGAGACGAGGAGACGGGCGCGGCCCTGACCGCTTTCCGGCGGAATGAGAAACTGCTGTATTACTACCGGGACAAGCTGCGGGGCACCTATTACATCGAGAGCATCCAGCGTACCGGGAAATACACCTATGAGATCAGCGCCAACAATGCGGTCGCTCTCCTGGAGCAGTCCAATCACCTGGGTGGCATCTACACCGGCCAGACGGTGGACGAGCTGGTGGCGGAGATCTGCACCATCCCCTACATCATTCAGAGCAAATTCGCAGGTATTAAGCTATATGGATGGCTGCCTGTCGCTACCCGGCGGGCCAATCTGGCGCAGGTGCTTTTTGCCATCGGAGCCCATGCAAAGACTGACCAGAACGGGGTGCTGCGCATCGAATCCCTGTGGGATGGTGTCTCCAGCTCCATCCCGCCGGATCGAATCTTTTGGGGCGATAAGGTCACCTATGAGAGCAAGGTCACCGAGGTGTCAGTGCTGGAGCACCAATATATCAAAGGGACCGAAGAAGTGACGCTGTTCGAGGGGGTGGCTGAGGAGGGCGACATCATCCAGTTCGAGGAGCCGGCCTACGGCTTGGAAGCATCCGGTTTTTCCGTCCAGTCCAGCGGCGCCAACTATGCCGTGCTCTCCGCCGGGACCGGCACTCTAACTGGGAAAAAGTATGTCCATATGACCCGCGATGTGCGGGTGCCGGTGTCCGAAGACGAGGTGTCTAACGTGGTCGAGGTCAAGGAGGCCACCCTGGTCTCACTGACCAACTCGGCGGCCGTGGCCCAGCGGCTGGCTGGATACTATCAGTACATCGAGGCGCTGGACCATGAGGTGGTATACGACGGTGAGCGGCCGGGTGATGTGGTGGCCTTTGAGCACCCTTATGGGGGAGAATCCAAAGGGTGTATCAAGGATACCGCCATTACAATGGGAGGCCGGCTGGTAGCATCTGAGCAGGCTGTCATCGGGTATGTTCCACCCAAGTTCGAGACAGAGGAAGTCCTGGACGAGCGGGTGGTGCTGACCGGGAGCGGCGATTATACCGTGCCAGAGGGAGTATACACCCTTACAGTGGTATGCATCCAGGCTGGGACCGGTGCGCAGGCCGGGTTTGACGGTGAACCAGGCGGAGGAACCCAGCTAATCGTAACAACAAAGGAACAGGATGCTGGTGGATCGTGGTCAGACACACAGGCCGATGGCGGAGAAGGAGGACAAAAGGGGGCTCCAGGCGCTGGCGGAAAGGTCTACCGGGCGACGATTGATGTTGTCCCTGGTCAGGTCATCCATTATGAGTGCGGCACCCCAGGCGTTGGAGGAGCGACGAATGGGGCCGTGGGTGCTGCTGGTGGTGAGACCACGTTCGGGGATTTATCGTCTGCACAGGGGGCCTCGTCTGAGATCGGATACGTGGACCCGGTAACGGAAGAAGAACTTGCAAAGCCGGGAACTGAAGGTGTTGACGGTGCTGCGGGTGGCCGTGGCGGACAGGCATCCAGCCGCGGAGGGGATTATGGAGAGAACGGCGAGGATGTGCCCCCGAACACTGGCGGCCCGGGTGGGCCTCCGTATGGATGGAAGTTTGACGATTATACATCTGAAAATGTACGCATCTATGGTGGTGGAGCAGGCGGTGGAGCCGCCCATGGGAAAGACGGAGAACCCGGCAGCGACAGTCCGACGGCGGTTGGCGGAGCAGGGGCGTCCCCTGATGTACCCAAAACGCCGGACAAAATTGGAGCTGGAGGAAATGGCGGGCACGGCGGTGGCGGTGGCGGTGGGGCCGGAGGACTGTTTGCATCTGCGGAGGCTTATGGCCCGTCAGAATTACCGGCCGGTATCTGGATCACGAAGGACGGCGGATCGGCGGGGAAAGGGTCTCCTGGTTCAAATGGCGGGCCGGGCGGTGTAATCCTGTATTTTGGAGTGAGAAAAAAACTGGTTTCCGGCCCGATCCGGGATAAAAGCGGCCGTGCATTGCTGGATCGGCTTGGCCGTCGGCTAATTGTGTGAGGTGAGAAAATGGAACTGACTCTGGAGGAACGTGTAGCGGCACTTGAGCGGAAATTATCAGCCAGAGAAGCAGCAGAAGAACCAACCGAATACTACACCATGAAATACTCCGGTGAGGAGATTGACGAGTTACTGGACAAGGTTGCAGCGATGTAAGGGAGGTGAGGCCGCGTGACCATCAACGGAAGCGACATCCGCATGATTCGAGGCGACACCGAGCAACTGGTGGTGACCTGCCAGCTCTCCGACGGCACGGAGCGGCCTTTTGAGGAGGGGGACACGGTCACCCTCACCGTGGCCTGGGCCATGGGACCGGAGGTGCTGCAAAAGACAGTGACCTCCTTCCAGGAGGGTGCGGCCTTCGTGCTGCTGAATCATGAGGACACCAACGATCTGACTCCTGGCGAATATGCCTATGATGTGCAGCTCACAGCAAAGGATGGGATGGTGGCCACCATCATCCCGCCCGCCCGGTTCGTATTGGAAGGGGATGTGACCCGTGACTGAGCTACATGGAAGTTTGGGGACACGCGGAGCCCTCAAGGGGCAGCTGGGCGGCACTGCTGGCGGAGGAGGCATCCCCTACCAGATTGGGGCTGGCCTGAAGGTAGAAGAGAACGTGCTGATGGTAGATACCGCCAATGTCGTGGAGGAGGACAACACCAAGCCAGTCACCTCGGCCGCGGTGTATGTGGAGATCGGCAATATTGAGGCCCTGCTGGCCTCACTGTGAAAGGGGCAAAGAGTATGAGTATCCAGACCGAAATTACCAGACTGCAGGGGCTGCGCAACACCCTGCGGGCGGCGTTGGTGGCCCTGGGCCTGGCCCAGTCCGCCGCCGACCTGGAGGACTGTGTCACCGCCGTGGAGGGTATTAAGAACAATGGGGCCGTCTCCGGGGCCATTACCGACGCGGCCACGCCTTATAATGTCCCCGCCGGCTACCACAATGGCCAGGGAACTGTAGGTATTGCCAACACGGAAAAAGAGAAGCTGGTGGCGGGCAATATCAAGAGTGGTGTTACCATCCTGGGCGTGGCTGGCACCTATTCCGGGGAGGCATCTAAGCTGCAGGCCAAGACTGTCACGCCCACCAAGGCCAAGCAGGATATCACCGCCGACGAAGGCTACGACGCCCTGTCCCAAGTCACAGTGGAGGCCATTCCGGCGGAGTACGCCGATGTCTCCGGGGTGACCGCGGCGGCCGGGGATGTCCTGGCCAACAAGGTGTTTGTGGGGGCGGACGGAGCAGAGGCGGCGGGTACCATGCCCAACAACGGGGCGGTGCAGGCATCCATCGACGGCCTGACGCAGACCGAGTACACGGTCCCCGCCGGCTACCACACCGGAACGGGCAAGGTCAGCCTGACAGGCGACATCGAGGAGGCCCTGGCGGCCATTTGATGGGAGGTGTGATATGTGAGTATCCAGGGAGAAATTGGCCGACTGTCCGCCGCTAAGGCAAGTATTGCAGCGTCACTACAGGCTATGGGTGTAGACCCTCCATCAGGCACCACCCTGGAGCAGTATGCCGCCCAGTTAGCCGCTATCGCCGCGGCTGCGCCCTGGCTCTCTCTGACAGGTGGTACCATGACTGGCCCCATTGTCCTGAACGGCCCTCCGACAGACGAAAACCATGCTGCCAACAAGCAGTATGTGGATGGCTTGGTAGGCGACATCAACGCCGCGCTGGACGCCATCAATGGGGAGGTGGTCTGATGGGCACGACTGCGGACAAGCTGGCCTATTTGCAGGGCGCCAAGGAGGCCATCCGGGAGGCCATCGAGAGTCTGGGGGGCACAGTGCCCGATGGGCTCCCCTTCCGTCAATACGCGAGCCGGATCCGTAACCTCGCTATAAATTCCCTGGACGTGCCAGAGGGGGACGTGCAGGTCACCTGCCGGATCAGTCCGACGGGCCAGATTCGGGTGGAGGGCCCATTTGCTTATCCTCTGAGTGACACCTACTATTTGTCACTGGAAGGAGATGAACTGCCGGAATTGGGAAATATGCGCTGCCCGAAAGGTGCAATCATCCAGATCACCCCGCTTTCGGGTGGGGGAAATGTTTATGTGCAGGGTGGGGTGGAGCCACTTGGTACATCCTCTGACGGCGGCCGGGTATACCGGATAACGGGAGATTTCATGATCCAGAGCAGCTGATAAATGGCCCCCTGCGAAAGGCGGGTACATCTCAAATAGATAATTACACTCAACACCTTCTTGGAGACATAAAAAGCCACCCCCGTCAGAGGGGGTGGCATGGACCAATGAAAAGTGAGGGGGTAAAAATATTGATCCACGAAGCCATTATAGCATCCTGGATGAGGATAGGCAAGCCGTACAAGAAAGAAGAAAGGACGAATCAGTATGAAAAAAATCGATTTTGACCGTTATACTCCGGCGATTGCCAGTATTAGTATGAACTATCCTGGCAGCGAAGACAAGGAGACCGAGGACGATGCTTAACAGCCGGGACATTGATCGGCTGCGCCCCGACGTGGCAGCCAACTGCCGCGCCTGGCTGGAGCTGTGCCGCGCGGCGGGGCTTCTGGTGTTGGTCACCGGAACCGTGCGGGATGACGAGTATCAGCGGTATTGTTATGAGCAGGGCACCGCAGCCACGCCGTACCCCAGCTTTCACGGAGAGCGGGCCGGACTGGCCTTCGACTTCTGCCAGAACATCAAGGGACAGGAGTATTCGGATGCCTCGTTCTTTCAGCGGGCCGGAGAGCTGGGGGAGCGGGTGGGCTTTGAGTGGGGCGGCCGATGGCAGAGTTTCCCTGACCGGCCGCATCTCCAGTGGAGCGCCGGCGGCAGGTACACCAGCGCCATGGTGCGGGCGGGCCGCTATCCGCCCACCATGCCATTATATCGACAGGAGGACACCGACATGACGAAAGACGAGATTCAGGCCATGATTGACGCGGCCGTGACGGCGGCGCGGCCCCAGGTCTACACCAGCGTAGAGGAGTGCCCGGAATGGGCGCGGGAGACGGTGCAGAGGGCCGTGGACTGTGGCGTGCTCCAGGGCAACCAGAGCGGCGCACTGCACCTGACGGACGACAACCTGGTAAATCTCCAGATGCTCCGCAATGCGGGGCTGCTGGAGTAAGGGAGGTACATATGGAGCATATCAACGGATTCAAGGCGGCCGTTGCCGCCGTGGTGGGCTGCCTGACCGCCCTGTGGGGCTGGTTTGGCTGGCTGGTGGTGGCCTGGGTGGTTTGTATGCTGCTGGACTACGGCACCGGCACCGCGGCCGCCCTGCGGGCGGGGGAGTGGTCGTCCAAGGTGGCCAGGGACGGCTTGTGGCACAAGCTGGGGGCCGTGGTGGCCGTCCTGGTGGCTGCCATCCTGGACGGGGTGATCGGCCTGATCCTCGCCAACATCCCGGCCCTGGAGCTGCCCTTCCGGTATGAGGTGTTTGCTTCTGTTCTGGTCTTGGTCTGGTACATCATGACCGAGCTGGGCAGCATCGTTGAGAATGTCGGCGCCCTGGGCGCCCCCGTGCCCGCCTGGCTGCGCAAGGCCATCGCCGCGCTGGAGTCCACCGTGGACGGAGCAGGGGACAAGCTGGGGAGCGGCCAGGACGACGAAAAGTAAATTGCCAAGCGATTGTGAATATCAACGCCCCCGGGGCCTACGGGCCTCGGGGGCGCTGTGCTTATTTGCTGGTATGATCAAAATCATCGGGAAAGAGTTCTCCGTGTGTACTGCCCAGGCCGAACTCGTGGTGAATCCGCGCCTGGGCCTCCGGGGTGAGCTCGCGCCATACATGTTCCCGGCCATCACAGACCAGGAGGAAATCGGCTTCCCAATAGTTTGTCATGGTGTGCTCCCTTCTGCCCTCGTCACCTCCGGGGCGGGTGGCGTGGTTACTTGCGGCGGAACTCTTCGGGGTCCTGCTCATCCATCTGACGGTCGAACTCGCTGCGGATGCGCTCCCACATATCCAGAGAGCACTTGGCGCTCCGCCGGCGATCCTCCGTCGTAGCGGCCCTGACCTCATCCCGGAATCCCAGCACCACATGGGTGAGTGCCTGGGCCACGCGGAGCATATCGGAGCGGTTCATTGTTACAGTTCTCATTTCCTGATTTAACATCTCGTGTTTCCTCCTTGATTCCTCTGCCTTACGCTGTTATAATCAAGGTGGCCGGGGTAAGGCTCCCGGCTCACCTTGGGGTGTGTGGGGCGGTGGCTTTGTGAGGGTCAGCCGCCCCACTTTTTACTCATTCATGATGCGCTTGACGCTTTCCCGGAGCTCTTCCAGCGTATCGCACTTCTCAATGAGTTCGAGGATTCCCTTTAGCAGTGCCTCTGTCACGTTCATTTCGTCCATTCACCTCACTCCTTTCTGTAAGAGATTTTGCATCTCTGCCTTACGAGCATAGTATAATACATGCATACATGTATTTCAAGAGGTATTCCGCACAAACATGTATGCATGAATTTGTGTAAATTATACATGGATGCATGAATCGAAATGTGATATAGTAAAGTCGAGGTGATGTAAGTGGCTACGAAAGCGCATTTGGAAGGGAATAAACGGTACCTGGAAAAGCTGGATCACATCACGATCCGTGTGCAGGGAGGCACGAAGGAGAAAATAAAGGCCCGCGCCCAGCAGGAGGGCATGAGCCTGAACGCCTATATCGTGGGGTTGATCGAAAAAGATATGGGGGAAGAAAAAGCGGGTACCTGACTATGGCACCCGCTTTTTCTTGAAAAATTATCACATATAACTTATTTGGCTATAAGTATAAAACCATATAAGCCCCCTGCAATGACTATAATTGCTCGCCGTCCGTTTCGACACGTGGAAATACATAGAGATTCATGTCGCTTGCCTCCCACCGGCTGCCGGTTGTCTTGGTGTATAAGATCTTCTCCAGGACTTCCTTCAAGATGGTGTTTTTTTCGCGGGGGTCGGTCAGTGTGGGGTAGAGGGCAAGCACACGCTCAATCCGGGGAATGATCTCGAAGCGGTTCCGGGCGATACGTCGGGAGGCAGTAAGGGCGGCCTGGGTACTTTCGATCTGCTGGTTCACCTCCGCCATGCGGGCGGTCAGGGCCTGGGATCGCTGAAGAAACAGGTCGGTGGAGTAGACACCCTGCTCAACCAGGTTATAGAGATTCTCCATCTGCGCCTGTAGGGTACCGAGGGTACGCTGAAGAGAGGTGATTTCCTGCTCCGCCGTGGGGCCGGTGTGGGAGATAGTCTCCTGGGACTGTGCCAGTTTTACCTTGTAGTCGGACAACCAAATACGCAGGGAATCAAGCATACCCGCCTCTACTTCCTCCAGGACAGAGCTCTTGCAGGTACAGTCCTTATTCGGACAAGCCACGGTATCGCGGCCGTGCTTGAACTTCCGGCGCTCCATGCTGCGGCCGCATTTGGAGCAGATCAGCAGGCCGGCCAGGGGATTTCGTATATTGGTGCTCTTGGGGACGGGAGCGTGGGAGCGGTTCTTCAGCATGAGCTGGGCGCGGTGCCAGAGCACTTCGTCCAGAATCGGCTCATGCCGGCCGTCGGAAAGGTGGACGGAACGATCCACCGGGCGGGTTTTCACCAGCTCACCGTCCACCATGCGCTTGACGGTGGGCCGGTAGCTCCAGCGGAGCTTTCCGATGTAGGTTGGATTGGTCAGAATGTCCTTCACAGTGCAGGGCGGCCATTTACCGCCGGTGGGGGAGGGGATGCCCCTGGCATCCAGCCGCTTGGCGATCGTATAGGAGCCGAGCGGGCGGAGGGTGCCGTCGGGGAGGAGTTCTCCGTTGACGTACCAGTTGTAGATCTGGCGGACAATCTCGGCCTGCTCCGGGATGATGCGCAGGGAGTACCCCTTTTCACCGGACAGCTTATAGCGTTCATAGCCGTAGGTGGCCTTGCCGGCGATATATTTTCCCTCGGACAGAGAGGCCCGGCGGCCGCGCTGGAGCCGTCGGTTGATAGTCTTATACTCCCGCCGGGACATAAAAAGGCCGAACTCAAAATATTCCTCGTCAAATTCGTCACCCGGGTCATAGATCTTATTTGGAGTGACGATTTTTGTATCGCTGTACTTAAAGGTGTCAGCCACGATGCCCTGGTCGGTGGTATTGCCGCGGGCAAGGCGTTCCACCTCCATGACCAGGACTCCGGCCCATCTACCATCCTCCACGTCGTTGAGCAGGCGCTGCATCTCTGGCCGGGCCGCGATGGACTCGCCGCTGCGCACCTCCTCATAACACCCGGTGATATTGAACCCGCGCTTTTGAGCAAGCTTGAGCAGGGCGGCCCGGTGCCGGGCCAGCGTATCTCCCTGGCCGTTGGCCTCGGCCTCCAGGTCTATACGGGATTTACGGAGATACAGGCAATATTCGTCCATAGGGCGGCCCTCACTGCTCTGCCGGGAACACCTTGGACAGCTCGATAAAGCAGCCAGACAGGGTGTTGACCTTGGCCACGGCCTCAGCGGTGTAGAGCTCCTGGACACGGTAGCGGCCATCCACCAGGGTGCTGACCTGTACGGTGCGCTCCTCGGGGCTGACAATCCAATACTCCGGCACTCCGGCACGCTCGTACAGGTTATACTTGGTCAGCCGGTCGTGGCATTGGGTGGAGGGGGACAGTACCTCAATAATAAGGTCAGGTGCGCCCTTGCAGCCTATATCATCCAGCTTGCCGGGGTCACAAACCACCGACAGGTCAGGCCCCACCATTGTGTCAACATCCTCCGGCCGATCGTCCGCCCGCTCAAAGAGCCGGACGGCGAAGGGGGCGGGGTAGACCTTGCACTTCTTTCCCTCCAGGTAGTTGTAAAGCTGGGCCAGAAGGGCGGTGATGATCTCCTGGTGTAAGCGGAGGGGCGGAGCCATCATCACCGGCGCGCCGTCGATCAGCTCGATGCGCTCGCGTTTATCCCAGGTCAGGGCATCAGCTAAAGTGTAACGGTCTTCCTTCAGTAATGGCATGTAAAGGCACTCCTTTCTGTCTACAGGCCATAGAGAGAGGCCAGGGCGCGGAGGGCTTTATAGTAACGCTCCTGCACCCCGGACATGACGGCAGCGGCCTGGCGGTCGTCGTAGATATGGCTAGTGGAGTTACGGGCATCGAGCATATCGAGCCAGAGGCGTTCGTCGTCGATCAGCTCGGCGGCGTAGGCCTCTCGCAGCACCTGCTTGGGGAACTGGAGGGGGGTGGTAGCGCCCTGATCCTGCATATACTCCTTGAGGGATTTCCACGCCAGATCGAAGGTGAATTCAAACCGCTGGATCACACCGTCGCGGACGGTGTCGGTGGGGTTG